AGCATCGTGCAGGACCACCCGGACTGCGGTGCTGATACGCCGTGGGCCGTGGTGCAGAACGACACCGAAGAACTGATGGGCTGCCACGACACCGAAGCCGCCGCTCTGGAACAGCAGGGCGCCCTGCTCGCCGAGGAAGGCGACAGCAAGCCTGCAGACGACGGCGACGACACCATGGACTACGCGGGCAAGACCGCACCCTGGCGCGGGCCCCTGGCCATCGAGGGCCAGGTCACCGGCGACGGCCGGGAGTTCGCCGAGGACGCGCTCACGTGGGCCGAGCTGCCCGTACCGCTGCGCTGGAACAAGGAAGACAGTCACGGCGGGGAGGCGCGCACCATCGCCGTCAACGTCGGCCGCATCGACAAGATCTGGCGCGACGGCAGCCTCATCATGGGTGAAGGCGTCCTCGACCTCTCTGACGACGACGGCCGCCGCGTCCACGCCAAGATCGAAGGCAAGTTCCTGCGCGGCGTGTCCATCGACGCCGACTCCATCGCCGACGCCGACGTCGAATTCGTGTGGCCCGAAGACGTCAACGCGGGCACCGGAGAAGGCGAAGAGGACGACCTCTTCGAGATGCTGTTCGCGCAGCCGGAGAAGATGATTTTCCACGGCGGCCGGATCAGGGCAGCCACCCTCGTCGACATCCCCGCGTTCGCCGAGGCGTACATCGCGCTCCTCGATGAAGCCGGCGCTGTCGTCGCCGGCGGCCAGCCGGTCGGCGCGGACGCCGTCCGTACGCTCACCGTGAACGAGCCAGCACCGGCCCGGCCGCGCGCGACGCTCGTCGCCGCTGGCGAGATGTGGCGCCCGCCGGCCGCGTGGTTCGCCGACCCGAAGCTCAGCCTGCCGACGCCGATCACGGTCACGGACGACGGTCGGATCTACGGGCATGCCGCGCAGTGGGGCTCCTGCCACATCGGACAGGACGACGTATGCGTGCAGCCACCGCACGAGGACGCCCACCCGTACTACCGCACCGGCGAGGTCGCGTGTGCGGACGGCTCCCGGGTGGCGGTCGGTCAGATCACCGTCGGAACGGGGCATGCCCCGCTGCACTACGGGGCATCCCCGGCGGCGGAGCACTACGACAACACGGGCGCGGCCGTCGCGGACGTGGCGGTCGGCAACGACCAGCACGGCATCTGGGTGGCCGGGTCGATCCGGCCCGGCGCAGACCCGCTGCGCGTGTACGAACTCCAGGCGGCCGGCCAGGTGTCGGGTGACTGGCGGCGGATCGGCGGCCAGCTGCGGCTCGTCGGGCTGCTGGCGGTGAATGTGCCGGGGTTCCCGGTGCCGAAGATGCGCGCCCGGGTAGCGAGCGGGGAGCCTCAGGCTCTGGTGGCTGCTGGCCGTCCGACGGTGGCGGGCGGGTTTTCGGCGGAGGAGTCGGAGCGTCAGGCGGTGCGGGTCGTGATGCGGATGCTGTCCCGTCGAGTCCACCCGGGGAGGTGAAAGCGAATGTGCAGTTGCAATAAGAGGCGTCGTCCGGCACCCCCGCCGCCGCCCCCTCCGAGCGTCTGACCTTTATAAACACCGGTCCGGTCAACGTAATTGACGTTGGCCGGATCGTGTGCTATGCGCTAGCCTTCGCAAACAAAGGGCGCCAAACCGCAAGGCGCACACCCCTTCACAGCGGAGGACTCAGTGCCCGAGGAACTCTTCAGCGCCCCATCCGACCTCACCCTCATCGGCGACAACGACCTCACCGAACTCGAAACGCGCGGAGCAGCAGAGTTCGCCCGCGTCGAAGAGATCGACAACGTCGACCCCGAGACGCTCCAGTACGCGATGCGCCTCGCCGACGACCTCGACGCGATCCGCGCCGAACTCCGCGTCCGTGAGGTCCGCGCGCAGGCCAACGCCGACCTCCAGCGCACCCGCGTCGGCGAGCAGCTCGCCGCACTCAAGGACCGCGTCCACGGCACCGACGGCCAGGGAGCAGCCGCCGTCCAGGCCCCGGCCCCGGTCGACGCCGACGCCATCGCCGCCGCAGCCGCGCAGGGCGTCGCCTCCGAGTTCGTCAAGATCTTCAGCAACGGCCGTGGTGGCACCGGCCTCGGCGCCGTCGCCAAGCGCGCCACCGCCTCCCTCGCCGAGACTGCGCAGCACGCGCCCGCCTCGCAGGTAGCGGCCCAGCGCCTCGCCGTCACCGCCAGCGTGGACATCCCCGGCGTCGCCCGCGGTGAAGGCCTCACCAGCCTGACCGCGCTCGCCGAGGTGACATCCCGCAAGGCCAAGAGCATGCCGGTCACGCAGGGGCAGCCGTCCGAGCAGCTCGTCGCGTCCATCCGCAACGAGTTCTCCCACAGCGTCGACGACCGTTCCAAGCGCGGTGAGGTGCAGGACCTCATCAGGCTCCTCACTGGCCCCGACAAGCAGGCCGCGCTCGTCGCAGGCGGCGGATGGTGCGCGCCCAGCGAGACCCGCTACGACTTCTTCAACATCGCCTGCGAGAGCGGCTTGATCGACCTGCCGACGTTCGGCGTCACGCGTGGCGGCATCGAGTTCCCCGTCTCCCCGTCCCTCGCCGACGCCCTCGGCGGTGGCACCGCCTTCGCCGGATTCGCCGCCACCCTCTCCAGGACGTCGACGCCGTTCCTGTGGACCGAGGCCGACGACATCGCCGCCGCCACCGGCTCCCCGACCAAGCCGTGCATCCGCGTCCCCTGCCCGGACTTCGACGAGGAGCGACTGGAGGCGTACGGGTACTGCCTCACCGCAGGCAACCTCACCAACGACGCCTACCCCGAGGCGACGGCCAACACCCTCCGGCTCCTGATGTCCGCGCACGCGCACGTCATCAACGCCCGGCTGATCGCCCTCATGCTCACCCGCTCCACCGCCGCCCTCCCCATCTCCGGCGGCGCCGTAACCGACTCCGCCGCACCGCGCATCTACAACGCGGTCGGCCTCGCCGCGACGGACTACCGGGCCCGCTACGGCATGTGCATCGAGGACGTCCTCGAAGTCGTCCTCCCGTACTGGGTGCGCGACGTCATCCAGGCCGACCTCGCCTGGAAGGCGGGCGTCGAACTCGGCGACATCCCCCTGTCGGAGATCAACCGGTACTTCACCGCCCGCAACATCGCCGTCCAGTGGGTCAACGACTGGCAGGTCCGCGGCGCCTCCCAGTTCGGCAACGCCACCCCGATGGCGGCATGGCCGACCACTGCCGACTTCCTCATCTACGCGGCCGGCACGTTCGTCCACGGCAACGGCATGACCCTCGACCTCGGCGTGATCCGCGACTCCGTCCTCAACGAGACGAACGACCACACCGCGGCTTGGTCCGAGGAAGCGCACCTCATCGCCAAGGTGGGCCACGAGTCCCGCCGGTACACGGTCGGCTTCCAGGTCAACGGCTCCACGTCGGCGCTGCTGACCGGCACCGTCCGGGTCTGACCCGGCCCAGACCGTGAACCGTACCGACAATGAAGGGTGGTGAACGCACGTGGCACGACAGCTCATCGACCTGCCCACCGTGTTCACCACCCTGCCGTACGGCCTGTGGGACAGCATCCAGCACCCCACCACTGCCGGACCGCACTGGCAGAACGGCATCACCTGGATCGAGCGCTGCCCGGACGGTGACACGACCTACGCCGAATGCATCGCGGTCACCGGAACTGGCGCGCCTCCCGAGCCGCCCGCGAAGACCGACAACGTCACCCAGCAGCTCCGCGGCGCCACCCCGTTCACCGTGTACGCCGAATTCGACTGCTCACCGGTCGGCTTGGGCGACGCGGCCACCGTGGCCCGTGAGGCGCTTGACCGGGTTGAGAAAGCCCAGGTCGAGCGGGCGTTCTTCAGCGGCGTGGCAGGCGGCCAGACCGTGGTGTTCCCGCATCTTGCCGCCGATACCGAGGTCACGGATTCGCAGGGGATCATCCTGCAACCTGCGGCCTCTCCGGTCGTCACCGGGTCAACCATCGACATCACCGACGGCCTGGGCCGGCTCGAAAGCGAACTGGCCAACTGCTATGGCGGGCAGGGCTACATCCATGTCCCGCACCGGGTCTTCCCGATGCTCGCGGCGTGGAATCTGGCGATCGAACGTGACGGCGGCCTGTATACCCCTGCCGGTAACCGGATCGTGGTCGGATCCGGGTTCGAGAACCATGCGCCGGATGGCACCCCGGCCGAGGCCCGCACGGCGTGGGTCTACGCAACTGGCCAAGTGTTCGGTTATCGCGGCGAGGTGCGGTTCACGCAGTCCAGTGAGTCCATCGACCGGGCCGCGAACACGTACAAGATGATCGCCGAGCGCACGTATGTCATCGGTTTCGAGTGCTGTCTGATCGCTGTCCAGTTCGCCCTTGGTGTCATCCCCACCGGCGCAGTAATCCCGTAGGAGAATCCCCATGGCCACAGTCTCCACGTGCGCAACACCCATCAAGGGCACGCACATGCGGATCATCGAACTCGACGCCTGCGGTGTCCCGATCACCGGCGCGGCTGGCATGGTCGTCGTCACCGAGGGTTTCGTCCAGGTGCAGATGGAGCCGCAGTACGAGGACGGTGTCGAGTTTTTCGTCCAGCGAGACACGGGCCGCGTCCCCGCTGTGGCTGGCCCGGGTCGGCGACGACTACCTGCCGGCCGGGGAGACGATCGAGGACGACGAGCACTGGGTGTGGAACGTGACCACGACCGCACCCCCGACGATCGCCTGCAACCCGACAACGCTCGCGGCGTAACGCGACGTGACGCACTGACCGGAGGGGTGCCCATGGCGCTTGCCCAGTACAGCAAGCTGTTCTGGTACCCCTCCGGGGCCGTGGCCGCGAGCATTCCAGCACGGGTGTTCCCGGAGGCGTCGAACACCTTCGCCACCCTGTGGGCGGACGCGGT